AATTTCCAGCACCTACGATAAATTTATCAATTGAATTTGGAATATTAAAATTATCACCTGAGCCCCCATAAGTATATCCTATCACTGCGAACAAATCAGGATATGTGGTCTTACTTAAAGAACGACCATCCCTAGCAACATAACCAAGAGGGAATGATGCAGAAGAAGCCCAATCTCGTACGCTTCCGACTGGCTCTAAAATTACCTGCAAAGCCTTTGCCAACTGAAATCCGTTAGTTACATTATCTTGTAATCCGTTTGGCGTAATTCCAGCTAATGCAACAAAATGCCAAAGATTTTGGATAAAGTCCGAATAAGTAGCTTCAATTACCGGTGTGCCTGTTACGCCTGTAGCTTTATCTTGTATTGCACCGAATGGGAAGGATGTTGAATCTGCTATAGAATTAGGCAAAGAGCTTGTTTTTCTCATGATATTGTGGCTTTAATCAAACCAACTGTGTAAAGTGGTTTAATGTGTAATATTATATTTCTAAATTCAGTTACCCTATTTGCGGGTAAAGTCATTGGAGTATTAAAATCAGTGCTTGAAATCCAAAAAATATTAACTGCATTCGATAAAGTCAAAGATAATGAACTTTCTTTTTCAGGTTCTATATATTTTGCAATAACTTGGTTATAACTAGGAAAAAGTAAAGATACATGCTCGGTGTCTAAAGAATGCTCTGTTTCTAACGAATGCTCTGTGCTTAAGACTAAGTCTTTAATATCCGCCCATTCATATATCTTGCAATCAAATCCCGCCTGAGTTAGTTGATATTGAAGGTAGCTTTTATGCTGTCTACCTTTTACGTTAGTTGGAAATTGTAACTTCCGATAAATTGCTAGTTTACGATTTTCTAAAGTGTTTGAATCTTCGGAATAAATTCCAAGTAAATTTTCTAATCTCGTTGCATCATCCGTAGTAAAATAGTTATTATCAGGTATTATTTGGTTTAAAATTCCTAGTCCTGAATTTATGGCATTAAGTCTCTCGATGGCCAAAGAGGATAAAAGGCTTAAAAATACAGTTCCCTCTCCTACTGAAAAAGCCCTTCCGTTTGGTAAAAGTTGCTTTTGAAGTTTTACTATATCGGTTGAATTAAGCATAAACAACGCTTGTTAAAGTTGGGATATTCCCATTTAAAAACTGAAATGGAATAGATAAACCGTTAACCGTCACACTAACATCATCATAAGTATTTCCATTAGTCAAGGCATTATCTAAAGCAGAAACTACATCCCTAAAATAAAGAGTATCATTTCGGTTATTAATATCTCCTACACCTGATATATACGGTCTTTTATCGTATAACATGCTTGAAATTTCACTTTCAATTGACGTAGTTACTCCCGATGATTGGTCTTTTAAATTGGTTATCGTAACGACTACGGGCAAAGCAGTTACGGACATTAAATTCAAATCTGTAAATCCTAGCTGTCTGCGCCCTCGTTCGTAATCTGATAGTGTGATGTCTGGGTCTTGTTCGAAAACTCCTGTCTTATCGGATGATTTCCAAAGTAAATCCAAAATTGATTGTAAAACTGTTCCATTTCCTGTAATTCCTTCAACATAAATATTTGCCATTCCCGGAGCGGACGTGTATGGATAAACAGTTCTTACCGATGGAACATCCAAAGCCCAAAAAATATAATCCGAAGCACTTCCTCCGTTTGGTTCGAGTCTATAAGATTGATTTATTAATTTTCTGTAGTCCTCTAAATCCTCAGAATCCGAAGCGATATTCACAATGGATGCTACCGTAGCTTGTGAGTTAATATTTATGATAGTATTTACTGAGAAAAGAGTATCTCCTATTTGCAAGGTGTCTAATCCTGATTTATCGGATAAAACCGTTATAGTTCCACTTGCCCCGGACAAAGTGACTGATGCATCTGTTGTGTAGTATTTATTCGTTACTTTATTTACGAACTGTGTCCCAATTGGTAGTGTAGTTCCTGAAACTCCTGTAAAAGTTAACGAATATCTACCTTGTGTAGCTGGATTTGGGTCACGTCCTAATTTCAACCGTCCGAACCTTTCAAGTGTTCCTCCCATCGCTTCGTTGTCTGCGAGGTCAGGTAGTATGTTTTTTTGCACATCTAAAAGAGCTAAATAGAATATCTTAAGCATTCCTGCGTCGGATGATGCTATTGCTGTCAATACCCTTTTTAAGTCGTTCTCATCTTGTATATCAAATTCACTTTTAAAATTGGATGATATTGAACTGTATAAATCCGATAAAGATGGAGATGTTGTCATAATATTTCGTCTTTTGCTTCACTCCAAATATAAGTAAAGTTTTCGTTGTTATTTTTTGTTACGGTTTCAGATAGTAAAATTTTATCTACTGATGTGATATTTACCGATGATGTTGTATCTGCAAATCCTAATAAAAATTCCAAATCTTCCGATGCTGCACGCTCTAATTTTATTCTGCCAGAACTTGATAGCTCAGTTTCATTTAACATCTTTTCAAATGACGAATTTAATTGTTCGTTTGGTGGTAGAAATAATGCATTAGCCCAATAATCAAGTCTTTCAGTACCTTCTATGTATTCAGGGGTAGTTTGTTCTTTACTCCCCCCAAAATGTGCTAAATAAGGTTGATTGTAAACCTCCGATGTGAGTTGTATATCTCCATTTTCAAAGACTAAATCACCCCCTGATCCCGTTTCTTTAATCTTTACGTCCATACCAGTCGAAGCTTTTAGTATTGTTTATAAGAACCGGTATAGCCGATGTATTTCCTCCTACCCTTGCACGTCCGGTAGAATCATCAATATTTATCTGTACGTTTTGACTTGAATTTGTTTCAAGTATCTTCTTTTGAGTAAGCACAGAAGCATCTTTGTTAACTGGTTTTTCATTACTATTCAATCCTTTTTCTTCATTTCTGCTAAAATTAGCCGCCATATTTATAGCTCCAGAAATTGGATTTAAAACAAATCCAGCTATTTTTTTCATTATATTCCAAACAGCTGAAAATTTATCTATTATCCAATCAAACACACTTTTAAAAGACTTACCAATGCTATGAATTACTTGAATTAAAAATTTAAAAACGCTTGTATTTGAAAACCAATTTATTAACTCTTTAAATATATCAATAGCTCCAGAAATTGCCCATCCGACCAATTTAAAAGCTTCTACAATTGGTAGAATGGCAATACTTATTATTTTAGCAAAAACACTATTTGAAGTATTTACCCAATTGACAATATCTTTCCAGTACTTAATTAATAAAATTATAGATGCTATTAGTGCTACTATTCCTACAACAATCCAAGTAATAGGGTTTGCTAATAGTGCAGCGGTCCACGACCATGTTGCAGCAGAAGTTAACCAAATCCACGCTGTAGCCAATTTCATTGCAGCAGTCCCTTTTAAAGTGGCTAACATTAACCCATTTTGAGAAATAGAAGCTAAATCAGTGGCTAAAGTAAAAGCCCACGTTGCAGCAGAAGCCAATAATGTAAAAGTTCTACATGCAACTGTAGCGACTTTTAAAAAGACTAAAGCAGATGTATAAGCAACTACTAAGGGAATAATTATATTCAGATGTTTAATTACAAAAAGAAAAGCTCCGGCAAAGTCTTTTATATACTCTGAGATATTTTCTTTAATCATCTTTTTATTTTGTGAAATCCATTCAGACATCGAATCCATAACTTTTGATAAAGCGGGAATCACGGCTACACCTATAGAATTTTTCAAAGAAACTAAAGACTTGTTTAAAAGAAGTTGGCTATGATGAAACTCTTTAATAGCATTCGCGGATGTGTTTATATCAGAAACATACTTTCGATATTCTTCACGTGCTTTTTCAACTCCTTTTGAACCTTGCATAAGCAAAGAGGTGATTTCTTTCGCTCTAGCCCCAAACGCAGCAGAAGCAAACGAAGCCCTGACGGTAGGGTCTTTTACTTTCGAAACAGCATCAGCCATTAAGTCAAACGCAGAACTAACAGATTTTGTCCTTTTTAATTTTACTAAAAGTGCTTGGTCGCTTGATGCTAAAAAAGTATTCAAATTACCAGTGTTCATTTTTAACTTACCAATTTGGATTGAAAATTTTTCAATGTATTTCATCCCTTGTTCGGCTGTTAGTCCTTGACTTTGCATAGCAAAAGTAAGCTCTTTCACGCTTTGCAAAGACATTCCAGTCCGTTCGCCAAATTTAACTTGTTGAAATCCTGCCTCCGCAGCTTTTTCAGCCATACCAACAAGCCATCGTGATGCCTCAACGATAATTCCACCCGCTAAGATAG